CCATTATTTATATTTATTTTGTTAACATAGTTTGATTATAACGTTGTTTCAGTTGTAGTTTTATACTCGTTTAAAAAAGTTGTTGCTTTAAAAGGAGTCCGACCAACATAATACATTATATCAATGTAATCCTGTTTTAAAACAATCGATTTTGATGTGTATTCTGTTAAAATTCTATAAAAGTGGGCTCTTTGTTCATAAGACTTTAAAACATTGTTTATATCTTTCATTTTTAGAATCAATGCCGGTTCAGTCATTTTATTATCAGACAAAATATTATCTATTAACCATTCTATTATTTTGGCTTTGCTACTACATGTGTCATCTTTTTTTAAGAAAGCAAAAATCTTATAATTAAAAAACATTAATTTTAAGGTTCTTACTAACTTAAAAGGATCATTTCTAAAATCTAGTAAAAACTTTTTTTCTGCAATACTTTTTTTCTTATCAATAAATGGTTGACAGATTTTATCTACAATATATCTTATGAACCTTACTACTTCTAGTGGATAAATACTTAATGCTTTACTGTTATTATACCTTGTACTTACCCAGAATAAACTTTTATCCCTGTCATCAATATAACCTGTGAATGTAAATATTTCACATTCTGGATTCACAAACACATGTATATTATTTCTTAAAACATATTGTAAATTTTCATTTTCTTGTTCTAAATGTTCATCAGTTTTAATGGCATTGCCTAATGTATAACCAAAATCTTTAACTCTGTACCTAAAACTATTAATCGTTATGACGCCTTTTATTAAATCTATGTAATAATCTACATCTTGGTCTAATTCATTCTTGTCTACCATAGGTTCTTCATATAAAACACCTAATACAATATTTTTTATTTCACCAGGAGCTAGTTGTATATGAAAAATTAAACCTCTTGCATCTATAGCATATGCATGATGAAGTTTGTTTGTATCATTTTTTGTTCTTTTAGTTTGAATATCTACATCCTTTTTTAGCAAATTAGATATTAAGTTAAATATGCCTCTTATTACTTCTGTGTTATGTGTTTTAACTCTCACCTGAAATTCTTCTTTTGTGCCAAAGACAGAAAATGGCGTATCGAAAAAATAACCTTTTAGCCCTATTTTATTTGTATATTTAGGGTTCATATCTTCAGCATAACTATACATAACTGGTGACCTAGTTTTAATAACTTCTTTAAGTTTTTCTTCTTTTCCTTTTATAGTCAAATACGAAGTATCAAACAGCATTCTTTTTGGATAATCTTTTATTTTTTGTGGTATAATAGTTTCTATTTTTTCATATACTGAATTTTTAGGCTTTATTTCTGTCAAAAAGACATGTTTGGACAAAAATGTAGCATCTAAGTTAAATAGTTCTGCTGCTTTCATAACTTTAAATGTAGCCTCTATAATAAAGTCATCTTCTGATCTCATTTTTTCACTTGTAGAATAAACAGTCCTTTGCCCTATAGTGTTATATATCAAACATGTACCCATTACTTTAACGGCATATGTTTTAAACGGATGTATATTGAATTTGAGTGTATCTAACAGATAATCATCACCACTGACGTAAGATTTTTTTGACATCAATGTATATTTTTTTCTTTTTGTTGTCTGTCTAGTCATTTGTTGTACCAATGATATCAATGCATCAACTGACCATTCTCTCCAGTTTTCTGGTAAGATTGTTTGTAGTCTTAAAAGTTCCTCTTCTAGTTTGTTAACATTATTTAATCTTAGTTCTTTTTCTGCTTCATCTTTAACAAATTTATTATCAGTAAATTTGTTTTCTTTAAGTAAAAATAGCACTAATAGCTGTGTTGCATCATTGTAAAAATTTGTGAAATCTGGGACTAAAGGATTTAGTACAGGATATCTTTTCTTCTCTCTATTTCGCTCATTACTCTTTCCACTTAATTCAACTACATTTTCTAACATTAGTAAAATGTTATAACCTCTGACTTTATTCATATCTGGCTTAACATGAAAAGATAAAACATCGTAATCTTTTCTTTTTTTCTTTCTCTATTATTGCTTTAAAACTATCATATTTAAACATTAGGTTCTTAGTAATTTCTGATATATCCATTTCTGTTTTCACGTTTAGGTTTTGTATTAATTGAAATAAACCACTTATATTGCTTCTGAATATTATTTTCTTTTTTGTATTATCTGTTAACGATTTCCTATTGAATTCTTTAATTACATTATAATGTGTTCCTGCTATTAAATTGTTTACAGATATTGAGTCTTTATAAATCCCATATAGTAATTCATTTTTCTCCTCACATGTTTTTGCAAGTAAATTTCTAGTTTCTAGATCATTTTTTAGAATCAAATATACACTTTGGCCACTTGCCATTGCCGAAATATTTAAGTTTAAAATAATGCTATTTGTATTAGATAATGCCCTAATATAAGTTCCATTATTAATCTTTGTGACCAATCTAACCATTTGTGCAGAAATGCTGTCTTTATTATTTATGAATTTGAGATATGGGTTATTAGTAGATTTATTCATATAATAATTGTAATTCTCTTTACCCATTGTATTTTCCATACTCAGTTTCACATTTTTTCCTTTTTTCCCTGTAGATAATCTCCACCTTATAGTTTTTAACAAATCAGGGTTTAAATCTTCACTTAAAACAGCTTCTTCTCTATCAATAGGCCCTAAATGTGAGAAAAAATATAAACATTTATATAATGCATTTGTATTAACATCTTTTGTTAATAAACATGAATAATTCATTGCATTATTATCTCCTGAAAATAAAAAAAGTGGTACATCAGCTAATCCAAAAAATTCAATTGGTAGGTGAAATCTGTTTATTTCTTTTCCAGTGTTATCTTTTAATGTATGTTTTCTTGTTCTTAAATCACTCGTTATAGAATAAAAGTCAGAAATCCATTCATTGGCTAATCTTTGTAAAAAGAAAGCTGTTGTTGCATATGAACCCTTTCTATATATTTCTGGTATTCTGCTTAAAATTGCATAATAATCTGCAGTATATCCCATTGCAGGGGGGTTACTAAACATTGCAATAATATGTTTAATCAATGGAATGTATGTTCCGCCTCCAACAAAAAACGTTGTTATCATCTCAAGTATTATTTGCGACCAACATGATTTCTTTGTGTTTTCTTTTATATTCAAGCTTTTTTTAATAACGCTATCTATAAAATGCATTTGATCTCTTTGAGTTTCTGTACCAACTAAAATTTGAAAAGCATCATCTGAATGTTCAGAATGTTTAAATGAATAATTCTCTGTAAAAAATTCATTTAAAACATCTTCTAACATCATTTGTGTTGCTGTATGTTTTATACTAGAACCAAAATTAAATTGTCCCATAGCAAACTCTACTGTATTATAAAAAAGCTCAAAAACTTCTCCATTGTCTGCAAATGTATATCTAACTGCATTGGGCACTATAACATGTTTTTCTAAGTACCATTTTAAATAACAATATATCATTAGTTCTACAGTGATTGGGTCAAAAACTTTTTGTAAAATAATAATCATATAATAATACTCTAACATATAGCTCAATGGAGCCCATTTTGTACAATCTATTGTATGTAAGTGTTGTAAAGAGTTTAAAAATTCACTGTCTGAATATGCTGAAGTGACAACATCTGACATCCATTTTGCTCGACTTTCACTGCCTCTGGATATCATTTCTGTATCTAAGCAATCTGCTGCAATTGCATTAGCTTTTTCAACCATTTTTTGTATTATTTTTGTTTTTATATCAGGTACATCAAAATGCCTTTTTCCTCCGTCTTGGGCTTTCAGTACTAAATCCATAACAGGTTTCCAGTCTTGCTGTATAGCTTCTAGTATTACATCAATAACCAAATTATTTTTCCTTTGAAATGCTTCATAAATAGTTGTTTGTTGTACAGTGAACCTAGTATTACTCCTAGCCATTCTTCGCCAATCTTGAATTGAGGATTTAGGGGTTCCATGTGTCAATATATTTTTAAAAAGTTCACTTTTAATAGATATTTTTTTACCACCTGTTTTTCCTTGTATTATTTTCATAACTTTATAACAAGCTAGATCATGTATTTCTTTATGAATGTGATGACCTGGTTCTTTTATTGAAATAATTTCCTCTAAGGTTATGTTACCTATTATTCTTTTTATATTATTCTTTTTTGTGTCTTGATACTTCTCTAAGAATTTTTTAATGTCTTTAACTTCTTTAAAAAGTCCTGTTGCAGTAGGTAGCATATCTTTAGAAGAGCAACCTATTGCAAACATTTCATCTAAAAAATCCGGGAAATTTACAATAATATAACCCCAAGGTGATGCAATTCTGAAATAATCTTCATCGCTTGCTGCTTTTGTTTCTAATGCCGTTTTAATTTCTTCTCTTCCAGCTTTATACATGACAGCTCCTTGAAAAAGTTTCTCCATAACTACTGCTGCTGTATCAGATTTAATGTTCATAAAACATTTATCTTCTATAAGCTCATTATTTCTACTTATATCAGAAAGTGCATTTGTAATAATATTTCTATATAATGACAAAGCCATGTGAACATCCTGCCTTAGTGACATTGCTGATATAAAAAATAAAATTGATCTTTCTGGAAATTCAATTGGATTTTTACCTAATGTATTTTGAAATAATACAGCTAATAATCTTTCTTTAACTGTCGAAAATTTGTATAATTTTCCTATATCAAACCTATACGGTTTACTGTAAAAAAACATTATTCCGTCTCCAATGTTTATATACTCAAAGAATTCAGAAGTGTCTAAAGCAAATTTATGTTCTGTTATTCCGAAAAACATACAAGGTACAGTTGCACTAGTTGAAGCAACTATATTTCTTTTAAAAGTGGCAATGCACATATTAGGAGTTACTGACATTAATTGTATCCAGTTATCAAAATTCTGCATATTATCAGCAAAAAACATTTTCTTAGAAAAATTTTTAACAATGTCTAAATATGCCCATAAATAATATTTATCATGATGACTTTGCCATTCTTTAATATTTTCAACTAACATTTTTTTAAGGTTATTTGCATTATTTAGAATAAACTCTGGCCCTTCATAAGCATAATTATCTAAAGTAACATCATCCATTTTTTTGAATAAACAGTCTTTCCATTGTTTTAATAAGTTTTCAGATCTAGCTGTTTCTACTGGGACACATTTTATACTCTCACCCTCCATTTTCAAGTAATTTTGTATATCAATTTCTTTGTAATTTAAATCATCGGATTCATAAGGATAGTAATAATCAGTTCCTTTATAAATATATTTATAATTATAACGATCAGCAAATTCTTTTACTTTATTTTCACCAGCGTCATATTCATTATACTGTTTGTTCAAAACTTCTTCTTGGCTTTTATTGTAGCTACTTAAAAAACGTTTTTTGTGTGTAGTTCTTAAAAACTTTTTTTCTTGTTCTGTTAAAACATGTTCATTTCCTGTATATATTTCTGTGTTTACTCTTTTTTCATTTATAGATTGTTTTAAATTAGATCTGTAATTTACATGAAAATTTTCTTCTATATAATTCCATACATATTCAGGAGCTTTTACATAATGGCCTGCCATCTCTTTTTTTGCAAATTGATTAATATATTTTTTTAGATTATCTTTTTTTGTTGGATTCTTTTTTCTACTTCTTAAATTTGCTTTATTTATTTTTATATTTCTCATTGCAATTGATTCATCCCATGAATCACTTTTATTTAATCGTACTACAGATTCCTTTAGAAAGCTCAATAAGGGATTGTTATTTTCTGGTATTCTTTTAAGTATGTTTATAATAAATTTTCCTTCTACTGTTTTTGTATTTCCGCCTGGTTCAGGGTCATCATAAATAGAATTTGGTTTTATATCAGGAAATGGAAAACTTACTTTACCTTTATTTATAATTTCTCTGTAATCCAGTGTAGAAATTCTCTTATTTAATTTGCTTCTAACGATTTCAACAGATTCCTTTATTTCTTTGATTGTTGCATCTTTAAGATCTTTTACTTTTGATTCCAAATAAGGTTGTAATTTAGCTGTTAAACTTTTTATACCCTGCTTATAATCATAATCATTGTTACATGTTGATGTCTTTAAATATTCTATATCAACATTTAAATGTTTAGCCAGTTTCTCTTCCATAATTTTTCTCTCTACTGTTAATTTTTCTTGTAATTCTTTTAGTTTTATTAGATTTAACGCTTTTCTATCTTCATAATTTTGAAAAATTGAAGTTTTTTGGCTTTTTAAATGGCTAAAAGCAGTATAACAATCACTCCATATAGCTAATAAATCAGGTTCAGGTTTAGTTGGTTTAATCCATTCCGGTTCACTCTCTCCTATTACACGTAAATCTTCAATATATGTACTAAATTTTATATAATAACCTTCCATGTGATTGTATTTCCCTATTTGTTTTTTATATTCTATTTCTCTATTACTGATAGACAATTCTATGTATTTCTTTTTATTATCTTTCCCGCTTACACCAATAAAATCAGGTGTTAATCCATTTTCTTGATAAAAAATTTCAAACTCACTTTGTACCTTATCTGTAAAGTATAACCCTATAAATGAATTAAACAACATACTATAACTATATAATAAATTATCTACTGTTGTTAGTTCAATGTTTTCTTCAGCATATTTTAAAAATGTGGTAAACTGTGTTGCTGTTTTTCTAAAATCTGTTCTACGTATTGTCAGTAATCTTTCCATAACTTGACTTTTACATTTTTTAATCATTCTTATACATGATTCACTAATTGTTGTCAAAAAATCTTTAGAAGAGTAAATTTCTTTTTCTTTGTCAGTCATTTTCTTATTAGGCTTTACTATTATTGCCCTTACTCTAGCAGCTAATTCTTCAGCTGTGAAAGTTCTTTGTTTTCCTGTTAAATCTTCATTTACAGTTTTTTCAATATCATTTGCAACATGCTTTTTTTCTGTCAAAATATTTTCTGTTATTTCACTTATTTTCACTTGTGAAAATGTGTTTGTG